ATGACACCGGAACGATATAAACGACTGACAGACTGGCTCGAAGGACATCCCGCCCTGCGGGAGGGCATCATCCTGCTCAACCGCTGGCTCCCCCTCGTGCCTTTCGTCTGCTATCCGGTGCTTCTGGTACTGCTCAACCTCCGGTGGTTCAGGATGCTCACCATCGGACGGGGCGGCGGCGCTCTTGATTTTATGCAGGTCATTGCCCGGGCCATTCTCGTTCCGGGTCTGGCGTTCTGGCTGGGTACTATCCTGCGGGCGAGGCTCAACTTTCCCCGCCCTTATGAGCAGCCGGGCTTCATGCCGCTGGTATCTAAGGAGACCCACGGCAATTCCTGCCCTTCCCGCCACGCACTCAGTGCCGCCGTCCTCGGGATGGTGTGGCTCTACTTCTACCCTGCCGTCGGCGTCGTGATGCTGGCCATCGCCGCCCTCATCTGTCTGCTGCGGGTGCTTTCTGGGGCGCACTTCGTCCGGGATGTGCTGGCAGGCGCAGCCTTCGGGCTTGCGTTCGGCTTTGTGGGGATGTGGCTGCTGTGAGAAGCCTTTTGCAAAAAGCGCAAAAAAGTTTCAGATTTCTCTTGACAGAACCCCAGGGCTATGGTATTATACTTCTCGCAGCGTGCTTCGACTCACAGCTGCAAACCATATCAGAACCCAATGGGATAACAACGTGCGCCCGTAGCTCAGGTGGATAGAGCAACTGCCTTCTAAGCAGTGGGCCGGGGGTTCGAGTCCCTTCGGGCGCATTGATGTGGTGCCCATAGCGTAGTCGGTTAACGCGCCAGATTGTGGATCTGGAGACCGTGGGTTCGAGTCCCACTGGGCACCCCACTAAAAAGACCCGCGAGCATATGCTTGCGGGTCTTTTTCTATTGTGGGGAGTCAGTGGGACTCGAACAAATAAATAGCGTGAAATGCCAGAGTGCAGAGCACCGAAAGGTGCTCTGCACTCTGGCATTTTTCTTTCTCAGCTTCCCAGCTGCTTCAGGATATTGGCGACCTCATCGTTGGAGTAGCCCTCCTTCAGCAGTTCGCTGCGGATGGCCGTGTCGCTCCTGCCCTGCCGGTAGAGGCGGGCGGCACTGTAAGGTACGATGGTGCCGCCTCCGGACGACAACACCGACCCGCTGCCCGAGCCTCCCGAACTGCCCGCACTCTTTGCCCCGGCGTTTGCCGCAGCCTGCTGGGCGCTCTGGGCTGCCTTGGACTGCTTGAGCGCCCATTCGCCCTTTGCGATATTCAGCTTTTCGCTGGTCGCATTGTTGTTGAACTCCTGCTGGCGCAGGGTGTCCTGATACTGCCGCTCCGCCTGCTCGTTCTTGTACTTCTGCTGGGCAAGGCTGTCCTGCCGCTGGGTCTCCTGCATCTGCTGGTCCCACGCAGCGTCGGCACGCTCGGCCGCGTAGGCGCGGTCTTTCGCGTACATATTGTATCCGGTGTTGGCCAGCGCACCCACCAGCGAGCCGATGCCGGTGGTTCCGGTGATGGCCAGCTGCACCGCGTCGCCGATGACACCCAGAATGCTCAGCACACCATTGAACGCCTGCTTGCGCTTGGCGATGGCCTGCTGCTCCTGATTGGAATAGTAGCCGTACAGGGTGTCCAGCCGGCCCAGATAGTCCTGATAGCGGCCATAGTCCTGCTCGTAGGCAGCATTGTAGGCGCTGCCCTTCCGGTCGAGCTGACTGTAATAGTCCGACAGCTCCGCGTTATACTGCGCCTGTGCGTTCTGCTCCTGCGTGTTGAGCTGGTCGATCCGGGTCACGACATCGTCGCCCTCACTGTTGTAGGTGTCCAACGCCAGCCGGTAGAGGGACGGCAGGGCGTCGTTCAGCGCGCCCATCTGCTGCTGGTACGCCTGCTGGGCCACACTGGCCGCATAGCTGGAGCCGTAGCCGCCGGTGAGGGCTGCAGCCTGTGCGGCGGCGTCCGCGCTGGCGTTGCGGGCGTTCTGGGTGTACTGCTGGGCATACTGGCGGTAGAGCGGGTCCTGTGCATAGCTGTACTGGAAGCTGTTCCGCTCCAGCAGCTGACCGATGAGGTCTTCGATGCGGCCCTGATAGGCGCTCTCATATTTGCCCGGCCGGTTCTGCTGCCAGTTTCTCAGGTCCGCTGCTGCGTCGGTGACGCTCTGGCCGGGAGTGTACACCGCATTTGTCAGTGCATTCTCCACCTCTTTGCGGCTGTTCAGTCCCGCCGTGCTGTAGGAGGACTGGGCTGCAGGCTGGGCAGCCACATCTTCCAGCAGCTGCTGTTCTTTCTTTTTCTCAGTGCTCATAAATTCTCCTTTCTCACTGGATGCTGTTCAGCCGGGCGCGCAGCGGCTCCGACATATTTTCCACGTCCAGATTGCAGAGCACATATTGTAATTGCTCCTGCATCTGGTATAAGTAGTTGCGGATGGCGCGGGCATCCTCCGCGTCCATGTTCTCGCTCAGATGGGGCAGTCCGATCTTCGAAAGTCCCGTGACACTTGCCATATTCAGTTCACCTCCTGTGCCAGAATGCCGCCCTTCGCGGCGGCGCTCGTCCGGGTCAGGCTGCGCAGGGTAAGCTGACCTCTTCCCTTCAGCCGGAGCCGCAGGCTCCCGCACCGCCTCGGCACAAACGGAACATCGAAGCAGCGCCGCCCGTCGGCGGTCAGCTGGGCCAGTGTCTCCCACGCTCCGCTGTCGTAACTCACAGCCACCTCGATGCGGCTCTTCACCTCGGCCTCGAGCCGGAGCGTCAGCCGGGAGAGATACAGCTCTTCCGGGCTGTCCAGCCCGATGTCCCCGCTGACGAGCTCGAAGCTCACGCCGTCCTCGATGCCGCCCGCCTGCTGCCAGTTCTCCTCCCGGTCTGCATCTGCGGCCCAGATGGCCTTTCCGTCCCAGAGATAGAGCTGCCCGCCGCTTCCGGCCATCTCGTAGGAGCAGACATCTTCCTCCTGCCAGAGCCCCCGTTCGGTGTCATAGACCAGCAGCCGCACGGCCTGGGCTTCGCCGCTGCCCCGCACGAGGTGCAGATAATACCGCCCGTCCAGCGCGCCGCCCAGCGCCGACTTCACGTTCCGCAGCCGGGCCGGGTCGAGGGCCGTCGAAACTTTTGTGGGGATGCTGCCGTCCCAGGCCATCACGCCGTCGGGCGAGAGATAATAAAGCGTCTCGTTGATGACGCAGAGGCTCCGGGCAGCGCCCTTTGCCACGCCCCGGCAGCGCAGGCTGCTGAGCTGGAAATCCGAGGGCTTGGAGCCGTAAAGCTTGTGAAGGGTGTTTTCCTTGAAGAAAAGCGCGTATCCCATACAGGTAGCCGCGCCGGTAAATGCCCCGTCGCTGCCCACGGTCACGGCATAGCTGTCGGCGGCAATCCCCCGGTAGGAGAACCAGTTGGTGGGGTCGCCCAGCTTGCAGGCGTAGATGACGTTCTCCTTGTTGGAGCATCCCCACACCCGGTTGTCGCACTCGGTCAGGTAGTCCATGTCCGGCACCCGGCGTTTCAGCTCCACCACCTCTGCCGAGACGAACTCCCGGCTGACGCTACCGTCCAGACTCACCCATCTTACCGCTGCGCCGGTGCGGGTCAGACGGCCATAGAACCACTCGCCGCCGGGGTCGGCCTTGACGCGCAGGGCATCTGCGCCGGCGTCGTAGACGATGCGGTCGCCGTCCAGCTCGTTCCACTGCCCGGCCTGTTCCGCTGCAGAGCCGGTGAGGGTCACAGTGTCCTCTGCCGCAAAGTCTGTCCCCACCCCCTTTGCCGAGATGCGGCAGTAGTCCAGCACCACCGCCGACCAGTTTCCGGACGCCTCACTATATACTTCCAGCGTGCTCTCGCTGCTCCATGGCTTTTCCGGGTCTTCCACCCGCAGGAAAAGCTGACCGTCCGTCGGCTTGTCGGGTTCAGCAGGGCCGCAGCCGCTCACCTCGTAGACCTTGCCCTCCGCGTCGCAGGGTGCAAACTCCACGCTGGCGTTTTTGCCCGACCACACCGCGCCCAGAGCGCTCACCTTCCGGCTGGCAGTGTCGAAAGCCAGCTTGTCCGGGAAGATCAGGATCTTCGTCCCGATGCCCACCAGCGTTTTCTTGCCGTTCTCCACGGCGTCTTTCAGGGTCACTTCCATCTCATCCCTGTCATCCGGGGTGTAGATGAGGTTGGTGCCGCAGACGGTCAACAGGCCGTTCAGGTGATACATCCCGTTCAGGTCCGCTTCCTCCCGCAGCTTCCGCCGGGGCAGACGGGTGCTCAGGGCCGGGAAATTCCGGGCCGAAAAGTTGATGCCCGCACTGTACTCTGCCTCGGTGCAGCTGTACGTCTCGTTCAGCCCGCCGAACACCCGCAGCATATTCCGGGTGTTTTTCAGGCCGTTCCGGTTCGAAAGTATCATCTTTCTCCCTCCTTACCAGCGCCAGCTGCAGCCCCGGGCGGGCAGATTCTTCCGCCGCAGCCACGCGGCCAGTTCGGCTAAGATGCTGTTGTACTGAGCCTGCTCACCGGCGTACCGGTCGTTCTCGCCCAGCGCGGCGTCCGTCATGGCGCACAGATAGTGCGGGTACAGGCTGTCGAAGGGCGGCGGCACCAGCAGCACGTCGTCATCCCGCAGACCGTCGTCCCACGCAATGTCCGCGCCCACGCCCTCCCGGCTGTCGGCGCTGCTGGGCCGGAAAAATTTCTCCCGCAGCATCCCGTCCGCCTCGCACAGCCAGCGCTGCCGGGTGCGGGCCGCGACACGGCTGCCCGGGCGCAGCTCTTCGGCCCGCTCCATCGCTTCTCCTACCGTCATAAAAAGCCTCCTTTCGCTTCTTCCAAAAAGGCCCGGCAGAAGCGGCCTTCTCCGCCGTTTCTGCCGGGCCGCGTTGTCTTATTTTACTGGGCCGCAGTCTCTGCCGCAGCAATGCGGGCGGCGGTGTACTCGTCCTGCTGCTGGCTGTGTTCCAGCACCTCGGCCACCTCAGGCGGCACTTCCACCTCCACGCCCCGGCGGATCTTGTAGTTCACGCCGTTGACGCTCACGAACAGATCGCCCTTGTACCGGCTGTTGTCCTTGAACAGCCGGATGCGGACATTCTTCTTTTCTGCCATAGCTTCTCCTTTCCGGCTGGCTCAGTTTGCCGCCGCAGTGGTGGAATAGCTGGACACGCTCTCGATGCGCACCATGTACTGCTCCACCAGACGCTCGGCGGCGCGCATCCCCTTCCAGCCCACAGAGGCGCGCTGGTTCAGCGGATCGTCGCCGTAGCCCAGCTGCTTGACGATGTGCTCCAGACCGCCGCCTTCCAGCTCGGTGACGCCGTAGGCGTGGGCGCCCAGCACGAGGGTGCCGAAGACGGCCAGACCCTCCGGACAGGTAGCGTCCTTCCAGATCTTCGCCTCGCTGGTCTCGATGAAGCGGATGTTGCCCAGCTTGCCGATCTCGCCGCGGTACATGGTGTCGGGGTCGGCGTACTTGTGGGCCTCGATGAACTCCTTGCAGGTCTTGAGATCGTAGGCGGCGTAGGGATGGATGATGGCGATGTAGCTGTCGCCGATGGGGTCAGCGTTCATCGCGCCCAGCTGTGCCGCGGCCTGGAAGAACAGCTTCGGGGTCAGGGTGCAGCTCTTGTCCAGCGCCTTGCGGCTGGTGACGGCAGTCTCGGTGCCGTCTGCGGAAAGCTTCGGCGCATAGATGACGTTGGTGCCGCCGGCCAGCACATCGCGGGTGATGCTGTCCATGGTGCGGCCCGCCTGGCTTGCCAGAACGCGGGTGGCCTGTACCACATTGTTGTCGATGGCCGTCATCTGCAGCACATCGGTGAGCGGGGTCCAGCCGCCGTACTGGTGCAGGTCGCTGGTGATGGTGGTCACATTCAGGGTCTGGCCGTTGGGAGTCACGCCCTCGGTCAGCGGAGTATCGGCCTTGGGCAGGCTGTCGTACTTGCGGAACTCAATGGTCTTGCCGCCGTTCTGGGG